TTGAATTGTGTTATAAACCTTCATAACAGCCGTTACTGCCACAACAGCGACCTTGTATGCAATAAATCCTTTTGCAAGTGCTTCTATTACATCAGCCTTTGCACATGCTTTTATAATTTTAGCTATAAATTTAATCAAATCGGGAAGTTGCTTTAATAATGGTTTTACCGATTCAAATAGTTCCCTGAATACGTCCAATAAAACAGGTAATGCCGCTGTTGCAAGTTCAAGCATTGCTGTCAATACCTCGCCAAACGCTTCGGCTAATGACGGTAACAAATCAACTATTGTATTTATGATATCCGAAAACAGCCCACTATTATTGGATATGATTTCGGAAAACGTTGAAATCGCATTCTTTATGGAATCAAATACCGTTACTGCAATATTTTTTAAATCTGTCAATGCAGTACCGCCGTTTGCACTGTCATTTTTTAAGGCATTAAACAAAATACCAAACGCCGCAGTAACCAATGTCAATGGATTCAAAAGTTCGCTTAACGCTGAAATTATTTTTGTAAATTTACCAGCTGCTACAATTCCTCCCATGGCTGCTGCAATTCCTTTTGCCGCACCTATAAAAGTTTCTTTGTGAGAAACAACAAAGTTAATGGCTTCAATGAGTTTATCTAATAACGGTGATGTGCCCTTAAGCTTATTTAATCCGCTCATGCCGTCCTTTAATGAAGCTATAGCTTTAATAGCAAATTCAGCACCCTGTTCTATTTTATTGAAAAGCGGTACGCAAATCTTTTCGGCAAAGTTATTAATAACTTCACCCATGGCGGTAACATCTTCTTTGTTAGACTTTCTGAAATCTCTGAATTTCTGTATTGCGGGCTGCAAACCACTGGCGATTCCCTCACCAAGCGGTAAAAATATACTGTTTGTAGCAAATGATTTTAAGCTTGTCAGCATATTACCGAGATTGTTTGACAGTTTCTCCATCGTACCGTCATAACGGCTGAATATTTTTTCAACCTCAGTCCACGTTTGAGTTATGTCCTCTCCAGATTCTGCAAGTTTTTCAATCTTTGTTCTATCCTCACCGGAAATAGCGCCCATTTCCTGTAATCGTGAAGTCATTTCGCCTACTGTACGACCTGATTTCATGGCGTCATACAATCGCCCAGTCCACAAAGCCACATCTTCAAATTGCTGTCCTGTTCCTGCCGCAACATCACCGATTATTCGTAAGCTGTCTCCTGTGGAAAGCGCATCACCTGTAAACACTTGCAATTGCTTACTAGCCGCAAAGATTTCATCACGAGTAAACGGTGTCATACCTGCAAAATCAGTTAATTCACTTACACGTTCATTCGCCTTTTCTGCACTGCCAAGAAGAACCTCAAATTGTGAAGTAATATTTTGACGGTCAACTACAATGCCCACTGACTGCTGTACGACAGCGCCCGTTGCAACACCTGCAACAAGACTTTTTATGTTGAACAACTTTGAAGTTATAGAATCTGCGGCACTGCTTATATTACTAGCCACAGATTTAATTTTACTTCCAACATTACTAAACGCAGTTTTAATATTTGAAGCTACTTTTTGCGCACCTGAACCCAAGCTTTTAAATCCGGATAAAACAGAACTTGTACCGGATTTTATACTTGACAAGCCGGATTTTATTTTATCAAAGGTTATGCTTTTTATAGATTTTTTTATGCTCTGAAACCCGCTTATAGTTTTTTCAAACCCGACTTTTCCGATACTCTTCAAGGCAGTGACAAAGCCTTTTGCGCCTGTTTGACCTCTTGATAATGTCGAGTACATCTCTTTGATATTGCTCGTCAAATTTGACATCTTGGTTTGCGCTAAATTTTTAATTTTACTTGCTGTTTCAGAAATCTCGTTTTTAATGCTTGAAAATCCGTTTTTTACAGTACTCAGCGGATGAGCAATTGTACTGCCAAAAGATTTAATATTATCTTTAAGAGCTGCGATTCTTTCGTCAAATCTTTCGATAGATTCAGTAATACCAGAAAACTTCTTGACCGATTCTGTTGCCTGTTCTGAACTACTTTTCAATTCACTGTCGATTTTATACATTCTGTCTAAATGTATTACCTCTGCGCCGTGTAATGCTCTATCAATAGGTGCTTGCATAATAAGGACTCTGTCCTGACTTGTAAGCTTACCTTCTGACCTGTAAATCTGATTTTCACTGTGTGCCATTATTGCTCCGTGAAGCGTATGCTCTGTTTTTTCACCTTTTACATACTCGCCGCTGTCATCATAACTGCCTTCGCTTTCGCAAATTACCTTAAAATCGGTACTGTATTGTTCTATCAGACTGCTGAAATCAAAATACTGCATTTACTTTGTCCTCCATGAGATTCCATTAATCATACCGCCAGTATCATTAAGAGGGTTAGAACTACCTTTTTGATCCACTGTATATGGATGATTAGGAGGGGTGGACAAACTGGCAGCATATTCTTTAATATGTGTTGCCATTTGTTCTCCAACCCAGTCAATAAGCTTATGACTGCTCATTTCGCCACTTATCACCTGTGATATGACTTTTTCTGTCATATTAAGTATTTCATCAATGCATTCATCATGTCCGCTTCTTAAAAACGAACGCTCTGGAATTTTAATTACTGACGTGCTTTTTTTGAGATGTAACCCCTTGCTATGCAAATACGCCCTCATTTTAGGAGTTACTTTTATATTACACCCATACTCATGTATACCTGCAAGCCATGCGTGATCACCGTTAAAACAGCCAACCTCAATCCTTTTGCCATTCACATTAGATATGTTTTTTAACATGTCCTTAGTAATATCAAGCTTGGTTTTATATTTAACCTTTACTGCCATCTGTTTACTGCTCCCACAAACTTGACATCTGAAATCAAGTCATCTCCTAAAATCTCATCAAGCAAATTATTAAACCGTTCGTTTTTATCCTGCGAGAAAGACATGGAAAGGTTTGTTACAGTCTGACTGGCAACACCCTCATGTATGCCCATCAATTCAAGATACTTGGTAACAAACAGCTTTACTCTTGCGGGTATTTTATTTAAATCATCATCGCTGTTTTTATCAAATTTGATTGATGTTTTGGCTAAAACCAAATCTAAAGCCGTTTCAATGATAATTAAAGTTTTATCATTTATTTGTATTCCGAGATTTAGACTTTCCGCTTGTTCCTTCGTCATTTTCAGTCACTTCCTCTGTGGTTTTTGCGATTGTTTCAGCCTCATCCGGTATTTTCTCATTGGGCTGATACCACTTACCGTTAACTTTTACAGAATAATCATATTTCATATTAAGCCACCTCCATTGCATAGCATTCATTCATACGTTCAAACGACGGCAGCACAATTTCAGATACCGTTGTTTTTGTATTTACCGGATCATCTGTAATTGTTACGGAAACTGCTACACCTGTGTTAACTATAGATACATCTGCATCAGATTTAGCAGTAAGCGTTCTTTCCTCTGGTGTTGTGCCATACCATGTAGTTCCTATTGCGCCATTTGGAAGCATCATAACGATATTATCAGGATAGAACTTTTTAGCAGTTCCGCTTTCGTTTTTAAACTGCTTATTGTAAATAATAATAGTAACGCTTAATTCTTCCTCTACATACTGCTTAACCTTTGCAGATGTGTAATTGACATTTGCAGTAGTATTCTGGGCAAGAATGCCGGAACGTACTTTTGCACTGTTCTTGATCATGTTGAATGTAGCTTTTGACATAAGCAGAATTTCCGGACGGTTTCCGCTTGCGGCTTCCTGTGCATCAAGTGCGGTTTCAATATCGAAAAGAGGATCGCATGTAGCTGATGTGCTCCACTTGTCTGCATCTGTAGTAATTTTAGCATAATGCTCCGCCTGGTGCTATACTAAAAAAGTGGACAGCAAAAAGCGAAAGATGGTATAATAATAAAAAAAGGAGAGAAACAC